AAGGTAGCTGAATTTTTTGCAATGTTGACGGTTAAGGGTGGGGACGAGTCTGGTAAACAGCTCGCCCAAGTCGATAAGGGTATGAGTCAAGTTCGGCACACCTCGCTCGCTACCAAAGCTGCCATTGTTGGGGTTATCTACGGGCTCCAGCGCCTTATGTCCGGCTCATCGAAACTGGGCACCTCTCTTCAAAACTTCAGTTCAGCAACAGGCCTCTCAGCCGAGATGCTGCAGCGTTGGCAATACGCCGGTGTTCAAGCTGGAACGACCGCTGAAGACATTCAGTCCTCTATTATGGGCATTCAGGAAACCATGGCCGCGCTCGCCCGCGGGGAGGGGCAGCCCAAGGGGTTGAGTGAATTCTTGAGAATCACCGGGGCTGATATGTCCCGAATGGAAGACACGTTCTACATGGCCGAAAAACTGGTCGAGTTTTCGAAACAGATCAAGCCGGGTCAGAGGGATCTGGTTAAAAGTTTTGGCGTGTCCGATGGGTTCTTTCAGGCCGCTCGGGATGATGTTTTCAATAAAGCGACCATGGACCGGGCTCCCGTCTGGTCTCAAGGGCAACTAAATGCTCTGCAAAAGGTAAACGCTGGGTGGACCAATTTTTTTGATATGTTCACCCGTCGAATGGGCGCGATGAATGCTCAATATGGGCCACAACTCATCCAGGACCTTACGAAAGTCGCAGACAAATTCCTCAAGCTAGCCAAGGCCATGACTGAAGCTGCCAATGAGTTCAAGGTTTTTGAAAAAGTGTCTACAATTTTAAACAACATTGCCAACGCTCTTGATCTGATTACTGGGCTCTCAAGAGACAAGGGCGTGGTCCAGGGTTCTTTTGATATGTTGAACGCCGCCACAGGAAAGGGTTCCGGGTCGGTCTGGTGGTTACCAGAGTCTTGGAACACTTGGATGGGATATGGTCCAGGGGCCAAGTTTAAGAACAATCGTTCAGACGTAAACTCTATTGACTGGAATAAGGCCCTGCGCCCCCGAGGATCGGGTGGTCCGGCAACCCAGAACAATGCTACAATTAATCAGACAATGAACTTTAACGGCAACGATGGATCGAATGCTCAAGATGTGGGCGCTGAGGTTCGGAAGCAGACCGAAAGAGCCATCTACCAAATGCCGGCCATTAAGGAGAATAACTGATGCCAAACTTGAACCTTTCAGCCTTATCTCAAGCGACCAATGTTGCTGGAAGTCTGTCGGGATTGGCTTTGGTGGTTCCACAGCTCCGCCAAGAACAGGTTGGAATTCTCCCTCAAGCTAAAAATCAGCAAGATGCCAAAATCTTCGGCAACCCAGAAAGCTTCTTTTTCCACATCCGCGGGGAAGAGATCATGGATTTGGTGGCGGACATTACCGACCACTACGTTGAGGACAACACCGCCATTGCCGATCAGATCGCTTTGCGGCCTGATGAGTTTAAGGTTCAAGGGTTCATTGGAGACGTCAATGATGTGGTCCCCAGACCTCTCGAAGCGGCCAGAGTGATTGCAGAGCGCCTGGTCTTGATTGATGGTTATGTCCCCGGCTTGTCCGTCACTGCCCTGCGGGCTTACAACGCGGCAGAGCAGGCCTACAGAACGGCAAGGCAGATCTCTAACGCCGCCATCCAGACATTTGCGTCCATTGGGTCCACCGATGTCTCTGTGAACGTGATAACCGGTTCTGAGACGCCTGAAGAGCTAGCCCAGTTACGGGACAGACGAAAAAACCAAAACCAGCAACAGATCGCCTTTCAACAATTTTACGGGTACATGAAGACCCAGACTTTGTTCACCGTGCAAACTCCTTGGGCAATCTTTCAAAACATGGCGATTAAGAGCTTGCGGGCAGTACAGGATGCCGAATCCGTTGAAATCACGGACTTCACCATCACGTTTAAAGCCATGCGGTTCGCCGAAACTCAGGTCACTTCCTCGCCTCAATTCAGCTCACAAAATATGCAGGGTCGAGCGAGTCAGATGTCCAGTGGTCAAGTTGATATTGGTGTTTCGACACCTCGAACCGCCGAAGACATTAGTCTCGGATCAATCTTGGGGACTGCCTGATGCTTATTATTGAATCATTAACCGACGATCCAAACCAGCGCCACACCTTCTCGTTACCCGATGGGTCCCAGATCACCATGGAGCTTTCTTATTCAGCTCTCCAGTACGGGTGGTTTATCCGACGACTCGAGTACGAGGATTTTGTGGTTCGAGGTTTGAGGATTACAAACAGCCCAAATTTCCTCCACCAATTTCGTAACTTATTGCCTTTTGGATTGACCTGCCAGACGAACGGAGGCCGAGAGCCCACTCAATTGCAGGACTTTTCGTCAGGTGCCGCGAAATTGTACATCTTGACTGAAGAAGAGGTGGAGCAGTTCGCGGAGTTCTTACGTGGCTAAAAAGTTTGGTCGTAATTTTAGACTGATCGCTTCGGACGCCGCAGGGGAAGCGGTAACCATCGAGCCGCCATTCACGCTCAAGTTTAATGTGATCCGAAACACTCTGGCCGACGCTAATACCGCTCAATTTCAGATATACAACCTCTCTCAAGATCGGCGGACTCGACTCCGTAAAGACCTGGATGATTACAATGCCAATAGGCCTATCTTGTTTCAGGCCGGGTACGGTCAGCAGCTAACCACAGCCTTCACCGGAAACATTTCAAAAGGGTTTTCCGTTCGGGAAAACGTGGACTTCATTACCACGCTGGAGTGTTACGATGGCGGGTTTGCTTTGGTAAACTCCACCCTCGATCAAACTTTTCCGAAGGGCACACCACAGCGTTCTATTATTCGCGCCGCTATCGCCGCTATGCAAAACGATGGGGTTAAGCTGGGTGCCATTGGAGACTTCCCGGGCAACATTCTCAGGGGAAATGTTGTCTCCGGAAATGTTTCGAAAACGCTGCAGGAGCTGACTGGCCGGGCCTTTTTTATCGACAATGGCAAAGCCAACTGCCTCAAAGACAACGAGTGTTTAGCCGGGGAACCGCGACTCATCAATTCAGCCACTGGACTATTGGCGACCCCGACTCGAGAGTTTCGGTTCGTCAACGTAGAGATGTTGTTCGAGCCTCAGATAGTCGTTGGTCAAAGAATTCGCCTCGAATCTAGCACCGACCCGAGTTTTAATGCTATTTATAAGGTACACTCGGTTTCGCATCAGGGGATCATTTCTTCATCCGTGGGTGGGCAGGCAATCACAACTCTGGGTCTTTATCCGGGGACGTTTGAGCCGATCAGACAGGAGAGTAATTGATGGCAGGGCCACAACAAAATCTCAATACGGAGAAACCTGAAGCGACGCTGTCCTACATGATGGACATTCTTCGCCGGGATATTTTTCTGTCTCTACGGTGCCATGATATTGGGACCATACAAAAGTTCAATACCGCCCACCAGACTGCTGAAGTTTCGATCAATTATAAGCGGACAGAGTTCAATAAAAAGGCAGATGGGAGCCAGCAACAGGTCACAAAAGACTATCCCTTGCTTTTGGATGTCCCCGTTGTTTGTCTTTTTGGTGGGTCTTTCTCAATGAGGTTCCCGATTAAACCGGGCGACACCTGCGTTCTGCTTTACAACGACCGTTCGATTGACGCTTGGTTTGATTCTGGTCAGGTAGCTTCCACTGGGTCGAGTCGTGCCCACAGTCTCTCGGACGCCATGGCCCTGGTGGGTTTGAACTCGCTAAAGTCTTCGTTGCCTAATTATGATGCAGATAAGTTCCAAATTACTGACGGAAATGCGACTTTTGAGCTGTCAAGTGAATCGGCCAAAGCTCAATTTGGTAACTCTTTGTTAGAGCTGAAGACAAAAATCAAGCTGGCAAACAACTCTAAAAACCTTAAAGCTGTCCTGGACGAAATTGTGGATGTTATTTCAAATCTCCAGGTGGTGGTTTCAGGCGGCTCCAGCGCAGGGAGTTGGCCCGTTAGTCCGGCGACGACTTCAGCCGCTGCTGCGGCCAAAACATCAATCGGAGGGCTTTTAGAATGAGCACACGAGTTCGCGCCATAGACGGAAACAACGATTGGACCTTTGGCAAGGGTCGAAACAATTACAAGTTTGATAATACGGCTGTCGCCCAAAACATCAAAACTCGACTCCAGTCCTTCCTCGGCGACTGTTTTTTTGCCATTAATGAAGGCATCGACTGGTTTAATTTACTGGGTAGTAAGGATCAGAGAGCTTTGACTCTCTCCATCGCTACGACAATACTAAACACACAGGACGTAACTGGACTGCTGGAGCTGAATCTCACACTGAATCGAGAGAATCGTCTGATTACGATCCAATACGAGGTGTCCACGGTTTACACGACTATTTCCAACCAAGTGACCGTAGGGATACCGGAGCTATAGGGGAACGCCATGCCAAATGCAATTACCGCACAGGGATTACAGACCAAAACTCAAGCAGAGCTGGTTTCTGAATTCACCCTAGAGATGCAGACCATCTACGGTTCGGATATAAACCTGAGCCAAGATACCCCGGATGGTCAAATGATGCTGATCTTTATTCAGGCAGTTTTGGATGTCTATGATTTGATCACGCAGGTTTATAATGGCATGGACCCAGATAATGCAATAGGAACCATCCTTGACCAGAGGGTGGCTCTCAATGGAATCCAACGGCAGGCCGGAACGTTCACCGTCACCAATATCACAATCGTGACTGATCGTGCCCTGAACCTTTATGGACTCGACCAGAGTGCCAATGAAGTGTTTACCGTGTCCGACAACGAGGGAAATGAATGGCAATTGCAAGAGACTCAAAACATTGCTGGACCAGGAACCTACGTTTTTGCGTTTCAAAGCGCAGTCCCCGGTGAGGTGCTGACCACACCGAATACGATTACGACCGCCGTTACTGTTGTCTTAGGAGTCTCATCGGTAAACAACCCCACCACTTACACAACTCTCGGAATTGATGAAGAGAAGGACGAGGACCTCAAGGTCAGACGTCAGCGTTCTGTGTCTCTCGCGTCCCAGGGGTATTTGGCGGGGTTGCTTGCTGCACTAGAAAATATTTCGGGTGTCGTATCAGCTTTTGTTTACGAAAACAATACTGGCGCCACCGATGGCGACGGAATTCCACCATTTTCAATTTGGGTTATCGTAGCCGGAACCGCATCCGATGCTGAAATTGCCGACGCAATTTATAAAAAACGAAATGCTGGAGTCGGAATGAAGGGCGACGAAACTTTTGAAATCACCCAGGTCGATGGCAGCCCCTTTATTGTGCGTTGGGATGAGGTCGTGACAGAAAACCTCTTTATCAAATTTACGGCCACGTCTTTAGATGGGGACACTCCGGTCGATTACGATGCGATTAAAGACTACCTTATTGAAAACTTTGTTCCTGGCGTAAACGAAAAGGTGAACACAAACAAGTTGGGTACTGATGTTCAAAACGCCGATCCGAACGCCTTCATTTCAAGTGATGGGTTCAGCACATCTGCTGCTGGCGTTTACACCGAAACTCTATCTCCATCCTCGAAGCAAAATCAGTTCGTGCTGTCCGAGGCTAATATTATTATTCTCCCCATCTTGACCAACATCTCGGCTGTGTCCATTGGAACCGAGGAAACCCAGTTCTTCTCGGCTAAAGGCGGGTTTGGCACATACGTCTGGTCACTAGAGCAAGATGAATCCGGCGCCAGCCTGAACACTAGCACCGGTGAATACGAAGCTGGAAACTCAACCGGCACGGACATTGTTCGAGTCACTGACGGTCAAGGAAACTTTGCCGAAATTACAATTACGGTGAGCTAATGACTACTGAGGAGCTGAAACAGTATTACGCTGATTTACTGATTCTCCAGTACAAGGGGAAGCCGAAGGCATCAGCTCATATTAAGCAACTGGTTGACATGGTAATTGCCGATCAGATTCCCAAGGCCGTTGAATCTGCTTTTGATCTCGATAACGCCGTGGGTGTTCAACTTGAAGTCATCGGAAAATACGCTGGCGTCAGGAAATCCGACTCCCCAGTGGATTTGACGGACCCTGAATTTCGCCAAATTGTGCGGCTCGCCATCATTCAAAACTCCAATGGGTCCAGCACGTTTGACATTCAGACCCTCATAAACCTGTACTTCGAGAATCAGATTTACTTTTTTGATTATCAGACCATGCGCGTTAGCTACTACATCGACACAGATTTCTGGTCTGAAGCCCTAATCCGGGCAGCGGTTGGGATGAATTTACTGCCTTACCCAATGGCTTTACAAAGATCGTCGAATATTTACGCGGACACTGGTACACTGACATCGTTTTACGGATTCAGGACCTACGGAGCGGAAGCCTACAATGCCAGTCCAATGAATGACTACGCCGATTACCAGAGCGACTATCCGTGGCTAAATTACTCGTATGCTGTAATCCCAAGTATTTCGAGATTGACTACAGAGGGTGGCGACACCTTAACTACTGAAGATGGAGAGGAGTTAATTCTATGAGGAATTTAATTTTAATAATTTTTTTACTCTTTTCGGGTTACGAAGCTTTTGCGCAGACTAAAATTAGTGAACTTCCATCACTTCTGAACTCTGGAGCCGCCACGGACGACGTTTTGCCCATAGTGGATACGGACGTTGCCACAACGAAAAAAATTGCTCTTGGTCAACTAGACCTTCGTTGGCTTACATCTTCCTTTACTTCCGCAACTGCCACCACTGGTATCATCTATGACAATGAGGCTTACGCCGAATTTCAAGAGGCCACGGGCAACGGTGATAACTACGTCCGTCTCAAGGCCCCTGCAACTTTGGCCGGAGACTACACACTCACCCTACCCGCCGACGATGGCGATAACGGAGAGTGTTTACAGACCGATGGGGCGGGCGTTTTATCATGGGATGCTTGCGGTGGCGGAGCGGTAGACTCTGTTTTTGGCCGTACAGGTGCGGTTGCGGCAGCCGCTTCGGACTACGACGCTGACCAGATCGACTTTACTCCCGCCGGAGACGTGGCAGCCACAGAAGTCCAGGCAGCGATTGAGGAAGTTGACTCTGAAAAGTTGAACCTGACGGGTGGCGTTCTCACAGGCGATTTGACGATCAATGCTCAAAACGATCTGCGCCTTGCCGACAATGACTCCTCTAACTACGTGGCACTTCAGGCTCCAGCCACCATTGGGACCAATTACACTTTGACCTTTCCCGTTGATGATGGAGCCAATGGTCAGTGTCTGGCTGGTAACGGTGCGGGCACATTACTTTGGCAAAACTGCGTACAATCTGACGCCGTAGATTCGGTTTTCGGTAGAACTGGAACCGTCTCCGCTCAGGCGGGTGACTACACCGCTGACTTGATTATCTATTCTGGGACTCTATCTGCCGGGGATGTTGAGGCGGCTCTAGATGAACTTGATGCTGATAAAGCTGACCTGGCGGGCGCTACCTTTACAAGCACCGTCAACATCGCCGCTCAAAATGAACTTCGGTTGCAAGACACTGCAGGCGGCCAATATATGGGTCTGCGAGCGCCTGGAACAGTTACTGCCAGCACTACTCTGACTTTGCCCGATGGCGATGGGGGCAGTGGTGAATGTTTATCTACCAACGGCTCAGGAACTCTAAGTTGGGCTACCTGTGGTGGCGGAGGCGGTGGTCTTCCCACAACCGGCGGGACCATGACTGGAGACATCACAATGGACAACGAAACGTCCATTCTGTTCTCTGAGGCCGATGTCAATGGATCAAACTACGCAGAATTAAAGGCCCCAGCGGCTTTGGGCGGTAACTATACCCTGACTCTCCCTCCAGATGATGGTGACTCAGGTGAATGTTTGTCGACCGATGGAAGTGGTACTCTCGACTGGGCCGCTTGCTCCGGTGGTGGTGGCGGTGGATTTACCGGCGGTGATTTTTTCGACGAGGCATCTACAAAAACTGCCAACTATACTGTTTTGGCTACAGACTTTGTTCTTTTGGCCGACGCTGTTGGGGGAGCCTTTGATTTTACTTTACCTTCAGCTTCGACTAACGCTGGAGCACGATTTAAGTTCATCAAAATTGATGCAACCTTCAATGATGTGGATATTGGTTCACTGGGCAAATTAAATACTCAAGGCGAATCAATGACCATCGTGTCCGATGGGACAAACTGGCAAATTGAAACACGCTATATTCCAAGTGTGTGGACCTCTTACACTTGCGCTGGGACTTGGGCGGCGTCTGGGACCAATAGTTGCTTTTGGAAGAGGATCGGTGATTCAATTGTGATTAAATACACCTCTGATCTGACCGGCGCTCCGTCTTCAAACTTTAACTTTGATTTACCAACGGGTCTGACTTTCGACACTGCCAGAATGGGCCAAAGTTTTAACTTCAACGCTCAATGGTTAGGAACCTGGTCTGGTCTGGTTGGATCTAGTGGGTACATGGGACAGCTTGGGTATTTAGACACGAATACTGTGTTTGGAAAAGTGTGGTCCATATCAGGTAGTAACATTGTTCAGTTTAACCTGTCTCCAAGTGCTCCTGGATCTTGGGCTAACGGAGATCACATTTGGGCTTTTACAGAACCAATTCCAATTACAAACTGGGATGATTAAAGGAGAAAAAAATGGCTAAAATTTCACGAGCTTTACAGAAAATCTTCGGGTCCAGTGGAGCCAGTTCTCAGTTCGGCCAATTTGGTTCTCTCGCTGCCGGGTCCCCCACTACCACTAAAGACCCTGCGACTATTCAGGCGCTCGCCAACTACCTGACTGGTTGGTATGGGGCGGTAATCGGTAACAATTCTCCGGCCATTGAGGACCGAAACGCGCTTGATTTTTTAATGACTCGACAATTAGCATATCTTTTTCAACAAGGTATTGCCGAATGGGAAACTAATACTGAATACCATTTAGGCTCTTTGGTTATGGACGCCTCTGGAAACGTCTACCAGTCCATCACAAATGATAACCAAGGTAATGCTGTCACGGACCTGGCCAATTGGCGTCCTCTGAATTTTACTGGCGCTCGCAACTACCTCGTAAATCCAGAAATGGCTTTTATGCAGGATCTCGATGGGCGTACTGGAAACTACAACGCTATTGATGACGGTGATTTTGCTTTTGACCAGTGGACTCTTCAAACCGACGGCGGCGCTGGTGAAATTCAAAGTATGCACCAGTCATCTGATTTAAGTAATGGAAACTACTCATATTATGGAGTTATCCGCAACAACACAGCAGCAACCACGCTTAAAGCCGGATTAATGAATATGTTTTCGCAAAAAGACACAACTCGTTTTATTGGTCGAGAAGTCGTTTTTAGATGCGCTTTGGATGGAAACATTGCTCATAATATGAAAATTGCAATCGTAGCTTGGAGCCCTGGTTCTTATACTGTGAATGGGTTCGATAGAGCAGCCGTTAACTCCTGGGGTGCGGGTAACCCAACTCTAAAGGCCGATTGGAGTTATATTGCTGTCAGTGATGTCATTCCAATTTCTACTGGTTCAATTCTTCCGACTGAATACCAAATTTCTGGAACGATCCCAACAACTGCCAAAAATGTGGGCGTTTTTGTTTGGACAGACGGGACTCTAAATGGAAGTACCCCCGATTTTTTTAGAATTTCTAGATGCAGTTGGGAGTTCGGAAAAATCGCTACACCCTATTGGTTAATTACAAAAAGTTTGTCGGAGCAACTTTGGGAGTGCCAAAATTTTTACCAAAAAAGTTGGGATAATGATTTGGGGCCAGGAGTTTTTACAACCGCCAGAGGCTCTGAGTATGTAACGGTTTTGTCAAATGGGGCTAGTTCCTTACTTGATGCCTCAATAAATTTTAAACAACCTTTCCCGGATCAGGGTAAGTTCCCTGTTGCCGATGTTACTTTCTATAGTCAAACGGGAACTGCGGATACTTGGTCACTTATAAATCCTGGGGGCAGTAATGGAACTTGCACAGTCCATCCCCTTCAAACTTCTCAAAAAGGTGTTCACTTGGACCCAACTGCGCCTTCAGTAACATTGACATCCGGTAACGCTTACCAAATTAACGGTCACTGGATAGCCGACGCTAGGCTTGGGTCGTAATGAAAATTTACAGCTCGAAGAACAGCACGGTTGGAAAGATTATTGAGCAGCACGGCCCTGTCCCAATGGACGAGGCCGTTCAGATTTTTATTGATTCCGAGCTTCCCGAAAAATCTTGGATAGTCTACTTCCAGCGAGTTTTAGGTAATACTCTAGGGCTTCGTCCAACTCAGAAACCTCGTTTATGAAGATTCCCGTCAGAAAATAGTAATTTTTGGGCTCTGCGTAGACTTCGGCAAAAGCCCCAATCTTCGCACCCTCGCTAACCATTGATTGTTTATAAAGACCGTCTGAAACCTCTTTGACGGGAACTATTAAGGTTTTGTGCAAGTACAGATCGCCTATCATCTGATGGTATTGGTCGTCCATCGGCATTCGCTCCCAGTAACGGCCAGGAGCGAGTGTAGAAGTTACTTCGTACATGGCAGTGATATACATGGGTTGGTCCACTACAGGGACCTTCCCGCCGTTGTGAGCTTTACAGAGAACGACCTTTCCGGCCTTTGAGCTGTACTGGAATTTGTGCAGTTCAGCGTAAATCAAATTGATGCTATGGTTCGTCCGAATAAGGTGCGGTTCAGTAATGGGTTCCGGGGCCGGTGGTTCACAGACTTGAGTCTTGGACTCGCGTTTGACCTTCCACCACCACTGTAAAAACACGAAGATTCCGCCAGCCGCAGCCGCCACCATTCCCCAAATTTCTTTTAGATTTTTCATATCCATTGTGTAAGACTCTCAACACCCTGTTTAAAAATCAAGATTGTAAGATTGAAACCGAAGTACCGCGAAGTACAAACCAGCCCATAATCCTGTTGCTATCGGCAATTTTTTCTGACAATCTTTAGTTTCAGTGATCACAAAAACTACAAAAAAGGAGATCTCATGTTAGATGTAAAAGAAACAAAAGAAGTTTTGGTTGCCGGTGCCCGAATTGTTAAGGCTGCCTCAAACGCAAGTGCCGATGGCAAGTATGATCTGGCCGACCTGACTTATCTGGTCCCCGTAGCAACCTCTCTACCCTCCGCTGTTGAAGGCGCTGACAAGGTTTGGGCTGAAGTCCAGGACCTTGACGATGCGGAAATTGATGAGCTTCGCGCTGCCGTGGACGCGGAATTGACCACCGGAGCCTTCGACAAGCTCGGAAAGCATATTCTTCGCGGAGCGTTGGAATTGGCAGCCGCCGCCTCTGCTTACAAAGCAATGCAAGCCTAAATCCCCATCCTCTCCCCTGAGGTAACGGTAGCGGCTTTCGAGCCGCTTTTTTTTTAAGGAGGTTTTATGCAACAATTTCTGTTTATTCTGTTGATTTTATGTCTGTGGGGATGTTCGACCGCCGAAATCACCCAGCCTATAATGAAGGAAGACATCAATTACCAGCGTGATGCCCAAATGGAGGTCCTGTGGGCGCGAGATGGTAAATGGGTCGGTCCTCGGCAAGTCACTGGGATGGGGATTATCCCGATGTCCAGTCACTACCGGGTTAAAGTAATGCCTCCGGGTAAAGCGGACATGATTACCGTCACCAGTTGCCATCGAGAAATTAAAACTCCCCGACCGGATAAACAAGGAGGCGGTTGGTTTTCAAAAGGTCATTACGAGTTCACCATCCCCATTACCGGGACCGTAGATCAGAAAGAGCTTTGCAGCTTGGACATAGGAATTTACGAGCGAGAAAAAGGGCGCCATGCTTGGGGTACTTTAGCCGTTGAGGACAATGAGAAGTTCAAGCTCCACGCCACGGCCAATTGCAACGGCGAAGTTATTCCGTACAAAGGGGTGTCCGTCTGTCAGGCGAAGAAGGGCCTGATCCAAGAGTACATTTTTGACCGT